TTTAATCTTTTATCTGTGGTTGCCATTATCGTATTCTCTCTAAGTTGAACGACATATCAACAAGCTCTGATGGAGAATTCTCTATATAAAATTCTACTGTCACCTCATACTGGTTGTTATCAAAGTTTGGATTAACTGCAACCTCGGCAAGTCTAACCCTTGGTTCAAAGTTTATAATTGTGTCTTCAATTAATTTTCTTAATGTATTTGAAACGAATGGAGTCATATTTTCAAATAACAAATCTCTCACACCAGAACCAATCTCTGGGTGAAAAGGTTTTTCATAATGATTATACATAACAAGATTTCGCACACTTCTTTTTACAGCGGCAACATCAGTCAACGGAGTCAAAGTTCCCTTCACTGGATGTCGAGTAAAATTAAGATTTAAATCTTTATATACCTTTGCACTACGACTTGAATCGTTAGTTGATTGTGCATCTCTGTATGCGGAATTTACTGCCATCGTTATCTCTCTTTGTATTATTTAGGACGTTTTACCCACCAGCAAAAACATTTGGCGAACCAGATGCAGATGCATTTGGCACCCAAGAGCCATGACCACCAGTTCCATCTCCCTGTCTGTGAACACTAATACCATTTACAAACACTGTACCAGAACCACCAACCGCTGGGTCACCACACGAAGTTACATCACCAATCCTTGTGGTTGATGCACCATTTGTAAACACATCACCAGAACCAGATGCATATGCTGTTTTGTGAAATGGATTTGGTGTAGGACTTGCGTGACCTACATGACTATCCAATCCTACTCTTGTTACTGCGGGCATATTATCTCCTAGTTTAAGTCAATTCTTGCGGCATCAATATCCAAGTTGCCAGTAATCTGTGTTGTTTGATTACCACTAAATGTTTCCGTAACATTCCCAGCAACTGTCTCTGTTTTGATACCACCGTAAATATGTGCGACTGCACCAACCACATTTTCATTCTCAAGTCCAAGTATTGTTTTCGTTCTAAATCCTGTTAATGTTGTCGAGTGTGTATTTAAAACAACATTGCTTCCAAAGGTTTCTGTGACATTACCTTTGACAACTTCATTCTTGTTTCCGTCAACTTGAATATCCCAATCACCTTTGATATATGTTTTGCAGTTTGAGTCGATTGTAAGATTAACATCACCTTTAATATTGCAGAAGTTATTACCAGCAACTATCTCATAGTTCTGTCCAACCACTCTGGTTACCTTGTTTCCATCTGCATCAATCTCTGTGAATGTGCCACTCTTATGTTTTTGATACATTCTTTCCGCATAGGGTGTATCATCAATCTCTATGATATGTCCACTCTCTGTTTCATATGTACGATTGTATGGATACTCTGTGTTTCTTCTCTTGTACGGCGCAACTCTATCTTCTTTTGTTTCTGGATTGCGACCTGTAGCATCTGCACCACGAATAGAATCATCCGTAGTCTTTGGTTCTTTCCAAGTTGTTGCGGTAAGGTCAATATTAGTTGCTAGTTTATCTGTCCATGTAGATGCAATATCTATGGTAAAATCAGCATCACCTAGAATTTTTTTCTGGTTTGCGGTAGGCACATTTTCTGTTACCGCATTGTCTCGTTCTTGAATCTCTGGATGAATATTATTTGCATCATTCTTTGCAAGTCTGGATACATCACTGTCAGTTGTTCTTAATGGATATGGGCCATAGTCTGGTTTGTATGTATATGTATCTTCACTTTGTGTTGCATCCTCACTCCGTGGGTCATTAAAACCTTTATCGACTGTTTGTGATTCAGATGGAACGCCAGGCAATGTTCCGATAACAATTGGTTCTTGTAATTGGTCTGGGTCACGAAAGAAACCAACAACCCAACTACCCTCAACAATAAAAGGCATACCTTCACCTAGTCCACCCATTGCACTAGTTGTCGTGGGCATCATAACCCAAGACCAAGGTAAATCTGCTGTTGGGATTTTCTCTACATCGTCTGTGTGATATCCCACACAACGAACACGAACACGACCAAGTTTGTCTGGGTCATCTCTATCTTCAACAACACCAGTGAACCAGATGAAACCATCTCTGCCTAGAAAATTCTGCATATTAAAACAATCCTTTATTGGATTATTTATACAGAAAGGGGGAACGAAATGTTCCCCCTTTAATTGGCCTGCCCGGCAAGACTCGAACTTGCGACCTACGGTTTAGAAGACCGTTGCTCTAATCCAACTGAGCTACGGGCAGATAAATCATTTAGTGTTGCCCTTCAGTGCAAAGAACAATCCACCGGCCCAAAGAAATATGTGTAAGTTATCATACAACAAAACATCTATAAGACTGTCTGGTTGTGAAATCCAAATTACACCAGTTGCAATGCAACCCATTGTGAATCCACTAAATCGTGTAACTATGTCTGCAATAAAACTCCAAAGTTTTTGAATAAGTGCTCCGACAATCAAACCGATACCGGCACCTATTTCTCCAACAACCACAAATGCCCACACAAGAACTGGAAGGTCAAATGACGCTGCATCATCTGGACTAAAGGGAAGTTTCGATATTCCTTGTTGTAGGAATACCGTTGCGAGTGGTATACGAATAAACCAATCTGCATTTAAAAGTCTAGTCAAGTTAAACATTTTTTTTTATTCAACCCTATCATGAATAGGCACTGCACCATAGAAGTGAACACCAAGCATTTCTTCAACCTTGTCACTGAACCTTGAGTCAGATGTTGCGGCATAGTTACCACCCATCATAGTTTGTTTACCCTCTGATTCCTCTGGAATAACTTTCACTGAAGAACCAAAACCGAAAGACTGTTTCACCAACTTAGCGGCAGGATAATCATCACTTGGGTCAAAAGGCCCAGACACGTTAGTCAGACAAAGACCTTTGATATCCCTTGAAGAGACACCACCGTTTGTACAATCATACTTTGATGATGCATCTTTATATACGTTCACTAACAATCCCATTACATATTCTCCATACATTCGTTGTAGTATTCAGTCACAAACTTTTCGTCACAAAATGCAACGTCTGGGTCTTGTTTCACAAACCCAATCACCTGTTGAATGTTATCACACTCAGCATCTATTGCGGCATGGACACTCTCTTGCATATCCATAATCCAATCTTTTACTTTTCCCATTTTTTTCTCACTTTCATTTTCATTATATTATATTGTTGGTTCAATGTCAAGTATTATTTTTGAAGAGAATGAAACCACCAGTTCCAATCAATGCAAACCCAATAGTCAACACCATCAACATTTCATCCCAAGTGTTGGCATACTCCATACACTTTCCATCACAATCACCAGCACTGCCTGCAACCGCAAACAAACCCATGACAACTAAAAATCCACCTAGAACATTCATCATTACGCAGCCTCCTTCAAGACATAACCTTTATCCCACTTACCAACATTGACATCCAAGTAATACGCAATGTCAAAGTAGTCACTCATCGCATCAGACTTGTTGTACCAAGTAGTACCCTTCATCGCAGCAATCAACTCTTCATAGAACTTAGAGATTGTCTCATCAACCGCCCACTCATCTGCATAAAAGGTATTGACTTGAAGATGGTCACCAACAGGATAACTCTCTTGACCACGTTGGGCCGCAACCTTATCATTGTGTTGTTGGGCATCACCAATGAAATCAAGAACACCTTCCTTGATATTAACAACCAAAGAACTGTGATGATTGATACCGATAGTACCCTTGACACCATACTTTTTCAAGACCGCCTTGATAGCAGGGGCAAGTTCTTTTTTCTTCTCTTGTGAAATGTAAGCCATGTTTTTAGTCCTCTCTCTCAATTACCTTTATACTATACCAATGTTCTGATAACAAGTCAACACTTTTTTTCATCTTTTTTGAAGTTTTTTTCTTCAGTAGAATCAAAGACTTATCCCCACTGAAGTCCATTGTCAGCGAGGATAATGTCACGAACTCGTTCACGGTCAACCGAATCGCCTCCACCCCACTCAAGTGATTCGGCCTGACCGATTTGAGTGATGTAGGTTTGAACACCTTTGATAACCATTGAGTTGGTCATACCCTTGATAGGATAGACACCATCTTTTTCATTGTAGAACGAATCCACATAAGCAATAAAGTCACATAGAGTATCCACGATTGTTTTTGTATTAGTCATTGATAAGAACCTTTCCTTGGTCAATTGCATCAAACATCATCATTAAAGAATCCATATGTTCTTTGCATTTCATTTTTGCGAAACCATTGCCTGGCGTTTTCTTTTTCTTTTTCTCTATTGACTTCAACATATCTTCAAAGAACACATAGTCTTTCTGAAGTTTTGTCAACTCATCCATAGTAATAGTTGGAACTTTTACATTAGTGTAATTCATTTAGGCAACTCCTTCTTCTAAAGCGCACAACGCATCGTTAATCATACCTCGCATGATACCAAGGTCAATCGCAAACCGTCCATTGACAGCAGGAACACAAGCGTTCATACAAGCGGCAATGTCACCGCTACCGATACCTTGACCAGTACCAACAACGTCACCAAACATCCACTCAACTTCTTCCTCAACAATAGTCCGAAGGGTGGTCAAATCTTCAAAGGTCATAGTCATGTCTTTCTCCTTAACTCTCACTATACATATACTATACCAATGTTCTCATAACAAGTCAAGAGAAAAAAACACATTTATTTTTCTCAGTAATATCAGTGACTTACGAGTCGGATTTTTGGGTTTTTTCAGAAGGGAAGAGGATTTTTCAGCGAATCGTACAGATGATTCGCAAGTGATTCGGCGGTGGTGCCCCCAGCGAGAGTCGAACTCGCACGACCATAAGGTCTTCAGATTTTAAGTCTGATGTGTCTACCATTCCACCACAGGGGCGTCACCACTAAGGAAGAGTTATCATACCATTCCAAGAGGTTGTCAGTTCAACAATCTTTAGTATTACCGCAATTGTAAACAGTTCAATCATTTATTTCCCACCATTATTAATATCGCAATAAAGAACAAAGCGAAAACATACACAGGTGTTATATTCATATCCACAGGTTTTGGTTTTGGTTTCTTATAATGATTACCCATGTAATCTCTATCCCATGAATCTCTGCGTGTATCTATTTTACTCATGACACATAATACTTTCCGATGCCTAGAATAAGTAGTACACCTAATACTGTGTTAAGAAGAGTGAGGGCTCTGTCGTTCCATCGTAGACCAACGAATGTCCATCCGACTACTCCCAACAAACTGAACACCATATCATAGAGATGCAGTTCAAGAGAACGACAAACAACAGACGCAATCACCAGAAGAGTGCTCACCCATTTCACATACCATGTAAGGTCATGTAGAGGAGTTACTTTAGATACTTTCTTTTCCACGTTTCTGACTTTCCATAATTTGTTCAATTCGTTTCCATTCCTGTTCCTCATACTCACTCATAGGTTCTGAAGAAA